AACCAACTGTAGAACTAGCTACTAATCAAGGCTGCTATCCATATCCAGTAATGTATGGAAATAATGGTGGTTTTGGTGGTTTCGGAGGAGACGGAGCACTTTGGTTAATCGTACTTTTGGCACTTATCTGGGGTGGAAATAATAACAACGGATTCGGATTCGGAAATGGTGGATTCGATGATGGTTATGCTTGGTTAAGTAACGGTCAAAAAGAAATTATGAGTAACACTAACAATGGATTCGATACTCTTCACTTAAGCAACCAATTAGAAGGTACTAGAAACGCATTAAGCGATATTTCTACACAAATTTGTGGTTCAACTGCAGACGTTGTAGGAGCAATTAATAACGGATTCTATGGAGCTGAAATATCAGCTGCTAATAGACAAATGGCTAATATGCAACAAAACTTTGACTTAAGCCGTCAATTTGCTGATTGTTGCTGCGAAAATAGACTTGGAATACAAGACTTAAAGTCAACTGTTATTAGTGAAAACTGCTCAGACCGTGAAGTTTTACGAGAAATCGGTCAATCAATCTTAGTAAATCAAACTGCTAACACTCAAAAGATAATCGATGAAATCTTCAGAGATAGATTAGATGAAAAAGATAGCAAGATTGCAGATTTGAACAGACAATTACAAATGGCTGATTTAAGAGCATCTCAAATTGCTCAAACTCAAGCAATTACATCAAATATCTATAATGAGTTGAAAAATTGCCCAATCGGCACTGTTCCGGTCTATGGCAATCAAGCAATATTCAGTTGTCCTAACAACGGATGTGGATGCACTGGAACAAGTCAATTTATTTAAGCATAGAGTCGAATACGACTAACTCGAATACGAGAACTTGCGAAATGGTTACAAAATGAGACCAGTTGAGAATAGGCAAGTGTCCTATTCTTTTTTAATTAAGAGAGGAGAAACAATATGATACAAAGTGTACAAGAATTACCTTTAGTTTTACCAACAAATACAAGTGATATTACTTTTTCTAATGATGAATTAAGAACTAGAAGTGCTACTTGTAGTGGATGGTTAAATCATACTGAAGGAACAAGTCAATATACAATTTTAGGTAGTGGAAATTGCAATCAAGCTAATGTTTACGATATTAAATTTAATGCTAATGTTACTGCTGCTGAAGCTGGTGCAATCGAAATAGCATTAAAAGAAAATGGAACTGCCGTAGTTGCTGCTAGTGCTAATGAAGTAATTACAACTCCTGGAGATTATGTAAATATATCTTTTGAAAAAAGAATTAGATTATGTCCTAGAGAAAACGTTACTTTAACAATTGGATCAGTAGCAGCTGTTTCTGGAGTAATTCCTGCTGTAGATACAGTGGCTCCAACTATTAAAAATGCTAATTTAATAATAGAAAAAGTGCGTTTCTAATATGAATAGAGTAGATAATTTAAGTTTAGCTTTGCAAGCACTTAGCTTACAAATTTTATTTAAAGACTATAACAATAGTGATTTAATGCAAGAATTGCAAACTCAGGATGAGATTTATCTTAAAAAGATAATCAAACAAAATGAGGAAATAATCAAACTTCTTAAGGAAAGGAGTGAGAACGATGGAAGAGAAAATATTAGAGAAAACAAGTGAATATATCGAGAAAGTAGGGGAAAAAGGTCTAGACACAGTAGATATTGACTACCTATACAAAGTAGTAGATATTCACAAAGATATGACGGAGGTAAAAAATATGAATAATGGATACGGAAATTATAACGGATATGGAAACTACGGTAACTATGGAGAATATAACGAATACGGCCGTAGAGGAGTAGATTCACGTTATCGTGGAGAATCTTATATGGATGGTATGAGAGGTTCATATAGAAACTATGAAGAAGCACGTAACGAATATAATCGTGGAAATTACGGAGCTAAAGAAGATGGACTTAAAGAGTTAGAATATATGATGCACGCAGCTATGAAATTCATAAAGATGGTTAAAGAAGAAGCAACTTCTCCAGAAGAACAAGAAATTGTTAGAAAACATATTATGAAAATAAGTGAAATGTAATGTATAAGTATTACAATGCTAATTCTTTAGGGAATTTTGTTAATGACTGTACTATCCGTGCGATAAGTTTAGCAGAAGGGGAAACATGGGATTATACATACAATAGAATGAGTGATATAGCTCAAAGTAAAGGAACTATGATGGATGACAGGCAATTTATAAGGTGGTATTTAGACTCTAAATATAAAAGAGTACCTTATCTACCTTATAGAGTAGGCGATGTTGCAGGAGAATACCCTGATAAAGTATTATTAATTACTATGGATGGGCATATTGTTTGTTCTAAGAATGGTATAATCTATGACTCGTTTGACTGCCGAAACCGAATTGCTGAAGATGCTTGGATAGTAAAATAAAAAAGAGGCTTAGTACCTCTTTTTATAGTAAATCAAATAATTTCAATACATCTGATACAAAATCTTTTCCAGCACCGACTTCTTTGGCAACTTCTTTAATACTCAACCCATCATTATAAAGAGATATTATTTTGTCTTTATTTTTATATACATGTTCCATTGTTAAACTTACAAACTTTTTATTTCTTTGTTTTTCCACTTTTCTACAATATGCTGATTCACGATAATGTAATACATTTTGTTTTCTACTAACCCATTCTAGATTATCTACACAATTGTTTGATTTATTAAAATCTTTGTGATTTACTTGCTCATAATTGTTTGGATTAGGTATAAATGCTTTAGCAACCAATATATGAATATAGGCATGTTTTTCATTCTTCTCTTTACTATGTAATGATACATTATAATATCCATGACCATTGTTGTGCATTTTAAGAACTCTTCCTTTTTTTATGTAATTCCAAACTTTTCTATCAAGCGATCTAACTTTTCCTGTATTACTTACTTGATATATTCCTTCATATCCTTCAATATCTTTCCATATTTCTTTCATAAATAATTCCTCCTAAATATTTTCAAAAAATCGGCATCATATATTTCCTCAAATTTTTTTTGGAATATTTTTTTTAATTTTCTATCTATGATTATATTATGATGAACTTTATAATGACACTCACTGCATAGTGGAACTACACAACCATATTTCATAGAATTAATTCTGTTTCTTCCAAAAAAGACTTCGTGTAAATGATCTTTTTTTCTACCACATAAGTAACACAAATCTAAATTGCTTGTTACGATTGAATACCTATGATGTTCCAATTTTTTAATTTCTTTTTTATTGCTCAAAACCCATTCCTCCTCTTGCACTTATATTGTAATTCACAAGGAACGGGACATAAAAGGACAACTTATTATTGTAATATCGAACAAAATATGATAAAATACTCCCCTATCAAAGGAGGTGGGGGAGAAGTGATGCAAATTACATACCAAAAAAGAGATGGTTGTATATTCCAAAGATATAGAAGTACAATGATACCATATAAAATTGGAGATATAACATCTATGGGATGGAAAGTATTAAACATTGAATATAAATACAATAACAAATATTATACTCAAAGTGAATTCAATAAATTAGTACATAAAGACAGAGAACGTTCTTTAAAAAAGAGACAATCCTTTAATATATTTATAAAGGAAATAAAAACATTTTTCTATTATTTTATAGCAGTAATAGTGATAAGTTTTTTAAAGACTTTCTTAGGTATTTAATTGCAATCCTTCTTCTTGATTTTGATAATAAAATAACGGAAAATGACAAAAATTAAAAAAAGTGTTGACTTAAATGCAAGACAATAGTATAGTTGTAAGTGTAAAGGGTAACAAAAACGTTATCGGTCTTGAGAAGTTAACATAATATCAATTTCAAGAAGTTAAACTCAAGACGGATGTCTTGGGTTTTTTGTTTATCCGGAAAGGAGAGTCAATGAAGAAGGTAATTTATCCTGGATTAGTTGCAGAAATGGCTAAAAGAGGAGAAACACAAGAAGTCTTATCTAAACTTTTAGGGTTGCGTAGAGAATCCATAAGTAGAAGAATGACTGGGAAACTTGAGTGGTCGATAAGTGAAATAGATAAGATTTGTGAATATTATAAAAAAGATTATTATGAACTATTTAAAAAAGATAAATAAAAAAAGAGAATCCCCTACATAAAGGTTCTCAACTTAATTATATCATAAAACCAAACTATAACCAAAACAAAACCAAAGATAAACCAAAATAAAGCGAGGTGAAAAAGTGAAAGATAGTTTTATTTTATACAATTCATTTTATGAACCTATTAAGTCTTTATCTAACGAACAATTAGGCAGATTATTTAGATCAATATTTAATTACACAATAAACGGAGAAATTACTCAAGAAGGAGACATTAAGATAGCTTTTTTATTTATCAAGAATCAATTAGATATGGATATTACTAAGTGGGAAGAAACTAGAAAAAAACGTAGTGAAGCTGGTAAAAAACACAAAGGTAATCAATATTCCAAAATGGAACAAACGGAACAAATGTTCCAAAATGGAAGTGATAATGAAAATGAGAATGTTAATGTTAATGAAAATGATATAAAAGAAAATACTAAAAGAAAAAAATTTAAACCACCAACGTTAGAAGAAGTTAAAAATTATTGCAAAGAACGTAACAACGGAATAGATGCAGAATCATTTATAGATTTTTATGAAGCTAAAGGATGGATGATTGGCAAAAACAAAGTAAAAGACTGGAAGGCTTGTATACGTACTTGGGAACGAAATAGAAAACCTAAAGAAGAAAAAACAACACCTAGTTGGTTTGGACAAGAAATCAAAGAAGAGGAGGTTGACGATGAAACAAGAAGACTTATTGAAGAGATTGAAGGAACATCAGCCTATAGTAGTTAACTACGGAAAAGGATTATTATCTAATAGCGATGTTAAGGAAGATGCTATATGGGATGAAGAAATCAATGCTTATAGAAGTGAAACAGGTATATGGGACACTAAATTATTAATAGAAATAGCACAAGGAAAGGTAGGTGGGATGAAATTAGAACTGGAGGAATAAAAATGGCAATTATAACATATTTGGACGAAAACGACTTTAGAAAAAAAGAACGTTCATTAAGAAAATACTTTATGAAGAACTATAAATATTTAATGTTTGACTTTTATCCTACTTTAAAGAGAGAAGGAAAAAAGGATGGAGTATACGAAGTAGAATTACCTACTGATGAGATATTTGAAAAAGTATACGGAAAGTTAAAACTATTATTTAGTGTAAGAAAAGATGTAGCTGTACTAGAAGATATATTACCTAACGAGATCTTATTAGAGGGACATAAAAAAGTATTACCTACATACAAAGGAATACCTTATAGTTCTAAAAAAGACTTAACAAAAATAAAAATAGTAGAGAGGTTAATAAATGGAAATTGAAACAATGGGATTAGGGGCAGGAAGTTATCCTGAGCCACCTGAAGAAAAAACTAAAACAATAGACATAACATTAAGAGTTGAATACACAATAAAAGATTTAGAAGTACCTGAAAAGTGGGATAGCGAAAGAATATACGATGATATCAAAGAAAACATAGACGATTATATAAATAATGCTGTTATAGAAGATTATGAAATAGAGGTTTAAAAATGGAAAGAAATGTAAGATTAAAAGTTGAAAAAAGTCAATTCCCTGACGAAGATGGAACACACTTAGTAGTTATGTATAGTTATACTGAACACGGGTTAGCTACAAGGAGATTATTTAAAGGAAGTTATAGTGAATGTTTAGAAAAAAAGAAAGAATTGGAGGAAAATAATGAGCCAAAAAGAAAGAATTCTAGAATATTTAGAAAAAAATCAAACAATAACAACACTAGAAAGTGTAATGCAACTGGGAATAACTGATCCACAGCACTACATAATGGAACTTAGAAACGAAGGTTATAACATTACTGACCAATGGATAAACGGAACTAATAGAGTTGGAAGAAAAATAAAATATAAAAGGTATAGATTGGAGAAATAATATGAAAAAAATATTAATTATTATAATTATTTTAGGGTGTTTTATATTCACAAAAGGTGTATATGGCAAAGCTGAATATAATGATGGTTTTAATATAGCTATATATATTGATAAGGATACTTGTGTTGAATATTTTGTAAGTGATGGTTCATATAATAGAGGTACGGTTTTCCCAAGATACAATGCTGATGGGACTTTAAAAACAAATAAGAAATGTATGAAAAATAGATAAGGAGAAATAATATGAAAGATAAAAACGTAACAATTTCAATGAGTGAATATAAAGAATTACTTTTAAAAGAAAGACCAAGTGATAATGATAAATGGTTATTAGAAAAAATAAAGAATTTTATTGCAAATAGTTGCAAATTAGATAGAGATTGCGACAGCATAACAATACTTGACAGTTATGACTTTGCAAGAGATATTTTAAAATTTATTAGGCTAGTTGATTTGGATTTTTACAAAACAATAGTTAAAAAATGTTATGACATTGAAATGGAAAAAGAAGAAGCAAAATTAAGAGTAGGAAAAATGAATGCAATTAAAGAACTTAATAAAGAACAAAAGGAGAAAGAAAATGGAGAATAAAAATTACTTTACTGAATTAAATAATATAAACGTATCAGATAAAACCGAAAAGAAAAATGGTTTAACGTATTTAAGTTGGGCATGGGCTTGGGGAGAAGTAAAAAAATTACATCCTAATGCAAATTACACAATTTATGAAAGAGAAACTGAACATGGACCCGTTAATTACTTTACTGATGGATTTACTTGTTGGGTTAAGACTGGAGTAACAATTAATGAAATAGAACATATTGAAGAACTACCGGTAATGGATTTTAAAAACAAGTCAATACCGTTAGAAGCAGTAACTTCATTTGATGTAAATAAAACTATTCAAAGAAGTCTTACTAAAGCACTAGCAAGACACGGATTAGGATTATACATTTATGCCGGTGAAGATCTTCCTGAAGAAGAAGCTACAAAGAAAGCTGATGAAGAACAAATCAAAAAAATAAAAGAATTAGTGCCTGAAGAGAATATGAAAGCACTTATTAAGTATTACAAGATAGATAAATTAGAAGACATTACTTATGAAGATGCTAAAGCACTAATTGAAAGGAAGACAAATGTTAACGGAAAAGATAGTAAACACTAATGAGTATGCTGGTACAGTAGACTTGATAACTGGCATAAAAGATTTTAAAAGCCAAGTAGAGTATATTGAAGACTTTCATACTTATACATTAAACGGAGAAATAATACCTAGTGTTACTCAATTGTTGGATGATGGAACTTATATAGGAGTTAACAAAGATATTTTAGAGTATGCAAGAGAAAAAGGAAGTATAGTTCATAAAGAAATAGAAGACTTTCTAAATGATGGCAAAGAAGGCTTTACAAGTGAATTTTATGAGTTCTTAAGACTTTATAAGGAAAACGAAGAAAAGTTCTCTACAAAGGCTATATTTGATTATAAAACGTATAATACAAATTTAAAAAAGAATAGAGAAAAATGTTATAAGCAAATTCAAATGTATGATAAAGCAATTAAATACTTAACAGGAGAAAAAGTAGATAACTATTATATGGTGTGGTTGCCCCACGATAAAGAAGGCAA